TCTGTATGGCTGTGCACCATAAAACAACGTTAAATATGATTGACTATCATCCAATTTTAAATATACATTAGTTCCATTGCTTGTCACTGTTATATTGTGTCGGTCATAAATTGAACCGTTGAACAGGTTTGATGTACCAACCATATTCCCTCTTATATCTATTCTTAGATTTATTGAGCCTGTCACTGCATCAGTCTCGCCGCATTGCCCTAAAAATACGCTCCAATTAGGGGTTATATGTGGTGAACATACGTATCCACCGTCTACAGTATCAAGATAAAGTGAAGCCCCTGATGTGCATGCTGATGTGTTCAAATCATTCACCTCCCCCCATATTGCAACATCTCCTGTATCACTTGCTGCAATATTTTCTGTTGCTATTCCTATAGTGCCTATTGCTGTACTATCATATTTTGCATTTGCTAAAGCCAATGTCCTTATTCCATTCTGGTCACTTGATATTATTACCGTTTGACCATTATCAATTTGAACACCTGTTGTATTTATGCCCCTTAATCTTCCTTCTTTTCCAATATCCAATGCTGTATTAGGACTTTTGCCATAAGCTACATAATTATCTTTGTCGGCATCGTAGTAAAACATCCCTCTTTCTTGTGATAATCCTGATTGAGTAGTGTCAAAATTGAGTTTCACAAATTTCAAACCATTAATTTGGTTCACGTTCAAGGTATCAATAGTCCCAGCCGGAGAAATTACGGAATCCCTCGCCACTATCCTGTCACCTATAACAATTTGTTGGGAATAAGCGTATACAGGCAATAATACAAACAATAATAAATATATTTTTTTCATCTTAAAATTGATTTTCACGATAGCTAATATTTATGTTTAATGAACCTGTTACTGTAAAAAACAAAGTTTTATTTGAAGGCCATGTTTTTGGTGTTGGAAAATTCAAATCAGATGCAGTAGTAACACTAAATAACGGCATTATATCATCAGCTAAAGCAGAAGTGCCAACTTTTATTTGACCATTGCTAACAACCCTTATATCAATAGATTCTAATTTATATGTGTTTAATATATCAAAAGTAAAATCAATTGTTTGCGCTGTTTTTTGCTCTATTTTAAGTCCTTGACCGACTAATAATTCTAAAGCGTCCAGCCTATCTGTAACATCTTTTAAATAATTTGTATCGCTTATCCTTCTTGAATTAAACCCACCTAAACCATCACTTTCGATTTTATGAATAAAACCCGATATTGTTGTGGTTTCTGTTATTTGACTTACTTTTGTATCTGCTCCTGCCATAATTAAGCTGTTTTAGAAAATAAGTTATCCGTCTGAGATAGTTCAAATGTCATATTTATCAAGTCACTTTTTTCTATAGGCTCCGGGTCTGGTATATCTTCTAACTGATAATTTATACCGTTTATTGTCAACCTGTCACAACTGAAAATCATATTTATGTTATAAGCATAAGAATAATGTATATCAGCTAAAATTAATCTTGCCTTTTTCACGGGCGTAGAACGTAATGACACTAAAGTTCCCCTGTCACTTGTAAATACAGATTTATCATTATTTATAGGATAAGTAAGTAATTGCCCGGTAAAATATGTTTTGCCTATATATTTATTTACTGCTAAATCATAAAAAATCATCCCATAATCATTACTTGTATTATAATATGTTATTTCAACAAGCCTTTTTCTGAACTTTAAGACATCATGAACAAGTACCTTACGACTTATTATATCAGTATCACCATTGAAATAAAACTGATAAATCCCTGCACTTGTTGGAGTATAAATATATTTATAAACATCATCGCCCGTCCATCCGGTTGGTGTTATATCAATGCCGTTAACTACATCGGTTGTCCCATCTGGTTTTGTTACAGATATGGAAGTGTCAAGTGATGGGGGGTTTTGGAATTGCAAAGTAATTGCTTCATTGATAAGGTGGTCTTTCCAATGTAATGTAGGATAAATACTTGCATTATACTGAACTCTTTCATCTATAATTTCGTTATTAGGAAAGTATGTTTCCCAGTCCGGTGCTTTCGACTGGTCAAAAAATATTATTGGGTTCATGTCTGGAATAATAATCATTCTTCTAATATTGTGTTATTATCATTCTCAAATACAAAGTTATCATTATTTTCGTAAATTAAATTACGTCCTTCTGATTTTTCTTTTCCTATCAATATCCATTTCACTTGCTTTTCATAGTCACTGCCCTCTGTTCGTAATATGAATGCCTCATAATCTACCCCGTTAAATGTCCATGTAACGTATCCGTGTGGGTCAGTATTTAATATAGATATCATTTCACCTGTTAGTATACCATCAAGTTCATATATCTCAGGAATAAAAAGGGCTTCACTTGTCAATTCACTTACTTGTATATCATCTTGCTCGTTTACATTATCACCGTTTTGATTGTCGTAAGTTACATTAAGATCTTTTTGTGACTTAATAAACTTGACAAATATATCTGACTTCCAAAGGGCTGCTTTAATTTGTGGTGAAAAACGTATAAGGTTCTCTCTCGGTGTAATGGCTATATTATACCAATTTTCTATACCTTCAAACCCACTTAAATTAGTTCCACCTTGTATTGTTTCACTCCCATCAGTCCTTACCGTATAGATATTTTCATCATATTTTGTATCCTTACTTGCATCACTGGAATAAGGGAACCTCCTTGCTAATTCCATGCCTACACTGTCGCTATTATATTTGGTATTAGCTATATATTTATCTGGTATCGGTATTGTTATTGCATGTTCAGTTGGGACATTGTACTCATTAACACCTTGAAAATCTTCATATTCTACTTTGTTCCCGTATCCAGAAAGTATCTGTGAAAAATAACCTTCTTTGTATGGTTTGATGACCATTTCTTTGACCTCACCTAAATCAAACATAAAATACCCTGGATTATAAAAATCCTGTATCTCAGCTATATAAAACCTGTCATTTGACCGGTCAAACCCCATCCCTAGATTATAAATAGATGCAAATGTTTGAAATAAATCCCTCATGTTCAGGTTAAATGCCCGATTAGGGAACTTTCTTAAGTTCCAGCCTGTTGTTATTGCATCTAAAGCCCCTTCGCCATTATTAAGGTATGTTACAAACTCACTATCTGTTCGCCCTAAAAATTCACTATAAAATAATTTTGTTTCATCAGTTTCAGAAGTCATTAATTGGATAAGGCGGGTAAATGCTTCGTGAGGTAAGTATGATACTATTGTTTCTTCTGGCTCACCCAATGATACTTCCGTAAAACCTAAATCGTTTACAACATGATTGGTTGTGAAATTAGCCGTAACGTTTGTTGATGCACCTGAATATGAAGCAATAGTAAATAATATAACTGACCATCCAGGTTCTATTGTTTCATCCATTAAATCGCTATCTGAAAAAGATAACGTTTTCGTATCTGATTGAGATGGTGATATATTATCATATCTATCAGTTGCTAATCCTGTTAATGGAGTTGATTTAACATAATTACCCGACTCATCTATAATAGAAATAAAAATATTACTACTTAATTGTGCTGTATTTGGTTGTGATTGCTCCACGAATAATGTGATTAAAGATAAATCGATATCTACAAAATCTAGTAAAATTCTAGTGTCATTATCTGTTTCATTAGTATATATAATAAATAATTCATTATATTCTGGATCTACACTTAATTTTCTTATTGCGTACTTTAATTCATCATTTATTTTTACCCTATCCCTTATTTCATTTTTACTAGTTTCTCCTTGATAACTGAGTTTAAGCTGCCAGCCAACTTCAAACAATCCTTGTATTTTATTAAAAACACCATTAGATTCGCATCCTAAATAAATATCTATAGGCTTAAACGTAATATCTTTGGGTGAGCTTACAAAGCTATCAACTGTAATATCATCTTGTGAAACAACTGAATTTATATCATAGTTTATTTCGTCTCTGGCCATAAACCTTTGCTCTTTTGAACCATCTATTATAGCTATCTCGACAGAATCCCTTTCTATAGAAAACCTACTTGGGCTAAAATCCAGCATACCTGTAAAATAAATATCAAAATCGTATGTTTGCGGGTTGCGTTCATAAATCTCTATTTCCACTAAAGCCGCTATCCCATCATTTTCATAAGCAGTAATAATATACTCACCCCCTAGGCCGTCTTTCCTGCCAAACTTTAAGCTTAATGAGAAATATCTTATTATACCATGATAAAACTCATTGCGCTCATAAGAGATGCCTAGCTTGTCCCAATTTGCCGGGGCTTCGTCTAATGTCAAATCCGGTTCACCTGAATATTTTAATATGTATTTATATTGTTCGCTCACTTTCTAAAGTTGTCGTTTATATATTCTATAGTGTTATTAGTGCCCTTATGTGTTTTTTTCCATCCGTTTGATGTTATGTTAAAATTGTTTTGCGGTCTTCTCTCTAAGCTCTTTCGTGTTTTTACCAGTTCATTGATAATCCTACTGTCATCTATTCCTGCTTGGTTTTGTGCTAATATCCTTTGTGTTTCTTTATGTGGGATAAACTCAGTCCCTTTAGGTATAAATCCTATTGTTTGGGTTTCAGGTGTCAGCATCATGCCGCCTGATGGTAATTTCATAAGCTCAGAACCTTCCTCGCTGTATTGTGCCAATCCTGTTTCTTTCATTTTGCCCCCGTGCCTGAATTTAGGTATTGGTTTTGCTGCTATTGTGGCAGCTTGAACAGCACCTAAAGCCCCTGCCGCTATTACAAACGGTAAACTTGCGGGTAATGGTAATGTTGCTATAATTTTTGTAATTGCTTGTGCTGTATTTATAGCTACATTAAATAATCCTTGAGCTTTATCAATAATAGCTTGTCTTCTTTTTACTTTGCCTACCTTTTTAGCATATTGTTCTTCTGTTATTATACCTTTTTTCTTTTGGTCTTCTAATTTTGCAAGTTCCCTATCCCCTAATACTTGACCAAACTCAAATAAAGCATTACCAGTTTCTATTATATTAGCCCTTGATTCTTCTCTTAACTGTTTTAAGTTATCCTGTTTTATTTTTTCAGCTTCTAAATCAGCCTCATCTGATTCAGCTTGCTTCTCTGCTTTTAATGCATTAAACTCCTCAAGTTCTTCAAGTTCTTTTTCATGAAGCTCTAATTTAGCATCGAATATAGATTGTTCGATTGTTTTTCTAGTTTCTGCATCTAAATCGATTAATTCTAATTGTTTTTCTAATTTTTGTATTTCTAATTCAAGTATCTTATTAGCTACTTTTTCATTTAATCTTACTCGTTCTTCACCTACTGCCTCAGATTCTAATAATAAATCACTTTGAAGTTGGATTCTTTTTTCTTGAAAATCACTTATTTCGTCTAATTCTTTTTGTAATTTTATTTTATTCGCTGCTGCTTCCTTTTCATCTGATGCTTTTTTGTCCGCTGCTACCTTTGCTGCCGCTTTTTTACCTTCTTCTATTTTTTGTTTATCCGTCTTAGCCCTTATAGCAGCTCTTAGTATTGTAAATTTCTTTTGTATTTCTGATACTTCGTTTTCTGTTGATTCGGTTGTTTCAATGGTATCTTCTGCATTTTTATCTATAATCTCACCTGTTTTTTCTATACCCTTCTTAGTATCATCAGGTATATCCTTTCCCCATAGTTTTGCCCATAATACCCTAAATGCTTTTATTGCTCCTGTATATTGTTCTAATTTTTCAGTCAATTCCGTTCTAAATGAACTACCTATTTTTTTGAAAATACTTTCACCACCTCCTAAAGTGATAAGTAATTCCTGCCATCTACCTTTTAATCGAGCTGCTTGTCGTGCTGCCGTTTCCATTTGAATGGCTGTGGCTTGTTGTAATGATGAATTTTCTCCATAATCGGTATTTAGTGCCTTAAGAACTATGTCCATTTCATTTAATTGCTCAACACCTAATGCACCCACTCCGGTTAAAGCACGTATATTAGGGATAAGTTCGACTAAAGCATCTTCATCTTCTGCTGCTGCTGCTGCTATCTGAGTTAATACATTTACAAAACCAGCTTGTTTTACTTCTGATGCACCTACTGCAATACCTAAATCTTCAAACTTACTCCTTGCATCATCTGCTGGGTTAATTAAAGCTGCTAATGTGGCTTTTATTGCGGTTGCAGTTTCATCTGTTGATATTCCTTGTTTTGTTATAATCGCAAAAGACGCAGCTAATGTATTGAAATCTAATCCCGACTGTTTGGCTATTTGAGCAGCTTTACCTACATTATTTGATAATTCTTCTACAGTTGTGACCCCTGTTTTTTGAGCCGCAAAAAATGCGGAAGTTATTTTTTCAGTCTCACTGAACTCTAATCCAAAAGCATTTATTACAGCCGTAGTACCTTTTACTGATGTCCCTAAATTTGTGACCCCTCCAATTGCTAATTCTGCATTTTTCCTTAAAAAATCAATAGACTCTGCTGCCGGGACACCTGCGGATATTGCATCAAATAAAGCTTTTGTTACATCTTCAATCTCAAATCCGTAATCACCAACTAATTTTATAGCTTCCTCATCTAACAGTCCACCCAGGGCATTACGTTCGGTTTCGGACATTAAGGTAAGGACGTTTGCCATACCTGTCTCGTATTTCCTTATCGCCTCAGTCCCTTGTTTAAAAACTTTCGATATTAAACCTATAGCCATTGTAAAGCCACCGACTATCCCGGTTGCTGTTAATAATGATTTAGTAAAGGTTTGGAATAATGCCCCACCTTTTTTATAAGTTCCATTTTCTTTCTGGGCTTGGATAAGTGCCTGTTTTCTAGCTTTAGAAAGCTTTACTTTTGCGTCGGCTTCTTTATTTAATAACTTACTGTTCTTTTCTGACAGTACGCTAAGCTTACTTTGATTAGTTATTATTGCATTTTGGACTTTTATCCTCTCTTTTTCTATTACCGATAACTTACTTTGGCTTCCTGCTACATTCTTAATGTTTTCATTTGTCTGCTTGGTAGTGGTTTGGTTTTGTTTAAGTTGGGTATTTAATTGTTTGGCTACTTCTAAAAATTCCTTCAAAGACAGCACTATCTCATCAATAGACTTGTTAAGTAAATTAATTTCTGGTAATAACTGCTTCGGATCAAGTATGCCTGCCATGTTTCTGTAGTATTTTAATCTTTTCTTTTGATGAGTTAATTAATGCGACCCATTTTGTGACTGATAATGTTTCCTGGTCAATTGTCCGTCCTAAAGTGTTCTCAATAAATATTATACTGTCCATGTAAGTTCCTTTTTTGCCGTCCTCTTTTCCTTTCATTATGCTTTTGATATGCAGATCTGATTGTATGGACAATATCCTGTTCTTAATGAACATCATACTTTTTACAGAGGTGTCCGGGACTTTTATTTTCCAATATTTTAACCACTCAACTGCCGCTTCCGGTTCATATTCCATCAGATAAAAGGCCGCCTTTATAGCCATTAGCCTATTATGGTCAGCAGCTTCATAATTTACCTCTTTGTTCCGATATGAGAAAGAACTATCATTTGTAAGCTTTTCGTACTCATCTATTATAATGTCCCATGCAGGAATAATAATATCTATTTCATATTCAGGGAGTTCTGGGAGCTTATCGTATAAAAGAATATACCTTAAATCGCCTGTATCCAATACTTTAAAGAACCATTTAGCGAGCAATTCGTCACAATTACTCGCTGGCTTTATTAACTGTTGGTTCTTTTTTATTAGGTTGGTTAGCCTTTTCTTCCTTTGCTTTTCTCTTCTCGTTAACCGCCACCATCTTCTCAATAACCTTACCCTCAGAATTTTCGATAATAACTTCATCTTTCCCTGGTTTTACCAATAGTTCATATTTGTGAGGCCTTAATGATTGTAATTTAATCCTATATTCTCCACGGTGATTGTATACGACAAAGTTTTGTTTATATTGTAGGCACTTGACTTTCGCAATACCTAACATTTCGTCTCTAGTTGATTTCATTTATCCGTTTTTTAAGTGATGGTAATATAATTTTTCCTAATTTCTGCAATGACTGAGCATCCAGTTCAAGTATTTTAGACGTGTACCTTTCTTCAAGATGTTCTGCAAGTTCAAACCCCTTCCTGGTTTTCATTTCTGATTTTATCAATAAAACATCATTGTCAGGTTCTGTAAATATGCTGTCCCAATACGACCCGTCAACTTTTAAATCTGGTACTGTACGCCCCTTTTTAGCAGCATATTTATTTGAATATTGAGGGGTAATCAATTGCCCGTCTCCTTTTGTCCCTTTTCTTAATTGAACATGAATTAGTTCTTTTATTTGAACCTCGTGTTCATCTAAGGACTCTAAGATAATATCTAAAAGATGTAACTTTAGATATTCAAGCTTACGGATTACCCTCACAATATCTGTCATATTATGCTGATAATGTTACTTGTGCTGATGTGTACAAATTAGTTGCCGATGCCTTTATTTGTACCGTTCCTGATGTTATTGTCCCAACTGTGCAGTCTACGGTATAAACACCATAAACAGCAGTTTCTGTTACGGTATAATCACCTGAATTACTTAATATTGCCCCTGCTTGGTCAATTATTTCTAAGTCAATAGGTACTAATCCTCGTTTAGCAGCCGACCTGTCAGAACCATCCGATTCTAATGTAGAACCATCAACATAATTAACAGTCAAAGTAAATACATTTGCGGCTACAGTACTGGCCTCGGCTGTCAATGTTGTTACGCCTTTCAAATTCAGAGCCAACCAATCCGGGTTAATTGCACGACCATTTTTGTCCCATTCTTCCACTATTTTCTCTTGGATAGTTACAATAGTATAAGCCGGGCTATCAGCACCAACGTTATTGTCTTGTTTACCAACTTGGAAATAATTAGTTTTAAATCCGCCTACTTTAGTTCCGTCAACTGACTGTCCCATTATATTTCCAACCTTATCGATTTTAAATATATCCCAATTTGTATTAGAATAAGTAAATAAAACCTTATGCCTAGCAAGTGTATATTTCACTTTTAAGACATAGCCACGATTACCATTGTAAAGAAATGATTTTTCACCATCAGGGGTTTCATATACCCCATCCTCTACATTTTGGTTCTCGCTTTCTTTTACATCAGGGATAGGAAATAATTTACCATCCGCCATGTATTCCAACCATTTATCCTCATCGGCAAAATCTGCCTCAGTGTCAAATGTAAACCCAGGAATTGCCAAAACACCACCTTTAAGCATGGTGAATTGATTTTCAACAATACAACCTTCTGGGATTCCTACTCTACTGTTTTCGCATCGTAACATAATAATTAAGTTTAAAGTAATTTATATAAAATTATTCGCTCAATAAATAAATCAATATCGTATGCAGCTAATTGTAATAGTTCATATCCAAAATCAGCCCCCGATAATGTTGTGCTAAATGTATAAATCTCACTTTCATAATTTGTTTTATTAGGTAAATTTATGCTAGTTGTTTGGTCACTACTGCCATACGCTCCATACGTGAACCATAAATTAGATGACCCTATTGTGGCGTGAGCTGTTTTATATCTTATGCATAAATAATATGTATCTCCAATATCTAATTCATGTGGACTTGTTATTTGTTGAATGTTACTGACGGCTAAATCCATAAAATGATTAATAGATTCGTTCACACCGTCCTGTATTGCTTTGTTATTAGCACCAAAAGCATTATTTGATGATAATGTCCATCCTGTTGGATATTGCTCAAACCCAGTGCCCGAGAAGGTATCAAATATCTCATCGTATTCTTCTGACAATCCCCTATAAGCATAAAGGTCATTACCTGAATAAGTTGCATTATCAACTGTTATCGTACCACTAGTTAACCCCCTATCTGTACCAATTGTATATGTACCATTTGCATTATCTGTAAATGAATCATTGACCAACACCCCACTTAATGAATCGGTTATTATTATATCGCCTGTCAATAAACCAACTACTGGAATATCACTTATTGTTTCTTTAATATAAATTGTTAATTCAAGAAAATCTGCACTAGGAAAAAATGCTATTACCACATCTGTTTTTGTAACCCCTATATTATAAGCGTCTGAACCGTTATAAATAGTATTGCTTACGGATAGCGTCCCACTTGTAAGCACTTGGCTTGATGTGATGGTATAGTTGCCACTTCCGTTATGGGTTATACTTGATATTGTTACTGTTCCCGATACGCCATCCACTACGCTCAAATCTGAAAGAACAAGGTCAGTAACCGGGTCTGCGTTTACAGTTTTTTCAACATCAAAAGTTAAATCATATTGAGTAATTGTGCTAAATCCTGATACTGTAACATCAATTAATCCAAAATTGTACTCTTGTTCGCCATTGTATTTTGTTGTAGCTATAGATATTGTCCCATTTGCATAATCATTGTCCCCGTCAATTTGATAATAGCCTGAACCTATCTCAGTAAACAAATCAAAAGATATATTTCCATAAAGGTTGTCTATGATAGTTATATCACTGGCTATTAATCCCAGTATAGGCACGTCACAATAAGTATCGGTAACAAGAAATTTAATCACATCACTTGATGGGTTTGTAATACTAGATATTAATAGTGGTATATTAACGATATCCTCAGGAAACCAATCTGTAGGTTTTCTTACGATAGCATCTAATAGTTCTGTTGCATCTGCCAGCTCAATAACAAGTTCACTCCATACTGGTTGTTGTGATGGTGTAAGCCCTATCTTTTTTAAGTCAATCAAATCAGTGTCAAAACCTATTATCTGAGTAGAATCTTCTACTCCATAAAGATTATGGTTTTTATCATAAAAATAAACCGATAAATATTGACCTGAATAATTAGCTAATTTTTGATGAAATTCTATGTCATAATTAAACCTTATTACATATCTTACTTTACCATCGTATATATTGTATTGATAATCTAACTCTGAGGTATTGTATAGTGTTTCATCTGATTGATTTTCAGCCTCCTTACCTCCATGAACAGGGAATATATATTTACTGACTATAGCATTTAACCAGTTATTTTCTGCAAGGAAGTCTGCCTCATTGTTGAACTTAAAAGTCGGCAATGAAAAAAACAATCCCTTGAACCGATAATAATCGGATTTATTTGTTACCCATTCAGGTAAATTCAAATCTGGTCTGCTATATTCAAAATTTCCTATCATTATTACCAATATGTTAACCTTACCCTCACAGTATCAGTTGAAGTACACGAGCCTTTGTACCATCTATATTGCGGCCGCATAAAACCCCATGCGGTGTTACCTCCTGTAAATGTCCTGTTATACTTTATTTTTTCAAATCCATAAGTCCTTATAGTATCGGCTAATTTTGCCCTTACAATTGTATATGGCAAACTATCATTTATAATTCTTTCAAATGAATACACAACACTATCACCTGATATGCCGATTGTATCATTAGAACCCCCGAATGCTATGTACGAATCCGTACACGTGCATTTTGATGCATCTACCGTAGCACTCCAAAATCTTTTAGCTACATCTTCTTTTCTTTCAGGCCAATCGACCCCTTGTATAATAGTATCAAGGTTAGTTATGCCTCCTGTTACGTAAGTGTCCCACCTCCAAGCCCTATATCTATTGAACCTTTGTGAGTTCGCTATTGTTGTAATAAACAATACTGCTAATGTTAGTTTAATGATTCGCATGGTTCTTCGTATTTTAATATTTTAATATTTTCTGGTATAAATTCTATTGCATCAAGGTTATCATTAAGAATGCTGGCATCAACTCCAAACGCTCCTAACGTTCCCCAATAAACACGGTTAATTTTAGTATTTACCAAGTCATCTAAATGGTTTTCAATATCTTTACTTTCACTTATTGACTGTTTTAGGTATCCGGTTATAGGTTGAAGTATTGTCCTGAATGAATTATCGTACCTGGCAGGGGCATGATAATTTGATTTTGTACGTGTACATATAATTATTTGTGGGCTGCTTACGCTTTCATAAAGAATAGGCAGGTTGTCATTTTCTTCAATGTCTTCAATTAATATAACTAAAGGGTATTTCTTTAATACTAAAGTTCCACTTTTGTCCTTATTTGACAATACTGCCAACACATCCTTAATATGCCCGTGAAGGAAATAAGGCTTTTCAAGGTTATCAGGGTCGTACAGTTCCCTTACACGTGGTATTAAACCTTCTATAATATCCGGTATGAATCTTCTGTCTGCCATTAGAATCCAAATACATTAAGTTTGTACTGTGGTTTAAATATCCAAGTAGTATAATTTGCTTTATTTGCCAATAGAAAATTATAAGCACTTGGATTACTATTAAAATGAATATAATTATCTATATTACGCCAAAATAAATCATAATTATATGCATAATCAAAACGGTAATTATATTCTCCCCAATATTGTTTAAAGCTTACAGGGTTTCTATATTGTCTCGGAGTTTCGCCGTATAGCTTAATCATTTCGTTCCATGAATAAACTAATTTAGGAAATGGGTTCATTACCGTAGCATTCTCTTTGCTATTTTTTGCTTCGCCTGTTGTTGTTGTTAATGTTTCGGTATTGTTTCGGTATTTGTAATAAACATAATAAGCAATAAGAGATGTTTTAATTGTATTTGCCAAACCCTCCCATTTAGTGTTTATTGTATATCCATCTAAAATAAAACTAAATTCTTTGCCGTCAACTAAATCAATAAACTTTTGGGTTTGTGGTATTCCATTCTCATCTAAATCTGCTTTAAGCTCTTTTAATAACTCATATCCTAATAAACATGTTAATACTTCATTTTCATAACGGGTAATACTTTCTGTCATTACGGTTTGCCCGTCAGCATCACCAATTACAGGTAAATAAACATCGTTAATAAAATATGTGTAATCAATAAAACTCATTATTTAGTTATTAAAGTGCCTTTTAATTCTTTAGTTCCCCGCTTCTCAACTTCATTGTTTTCTTTTTTAAGAAACTTTTCATCTTTTAATATTTTCTTTCTTGTAATCATAGTAATAAGGGAGGCGGTTAAACCTCCCGTTATTTATTCATTTCTGTTAATATACCACATTTTATACCACGCTTTTTGCGCTGTAGCACCCGAGATACTTTGCCATTTAAAGTATGGGTAGTTAAAATCATCTACATCAACGTAAGTTTGCATCCCTGTACTGGCATTAGATAATTTAATTGTGTCACCTGTACTTTGCCAATTTGCATAAAGGGAATTATCCATTGATGCATACAATACAAAATTATTCGTAACAGTCCCGGAAACTTTTGTGACATAAAGCCCAAAAGTAATATCATACACACCTTTTCCTTGAATCCTTACAACCTCACTGATAGTATCGCTTGCAATAAGCGTATCAGTTGCAGCTCCCCAAAAATGGCTGTAAGTAGGCTCTGTTATATAGCTGTCTTGTGCTTTTGAGTCATTGCACGATAACAGCAACACTCCGATAAATAATATAATTAAATGTTTCATTGTTTTTTCTTTTCAATTTTTTCAATTCTAATCTCTAGTTCTATAACCTTATCGGACAAGTCGGCAATAATACTAGGTGTATTTTTCCTACTAGGAACTACAACCTCTCTTATTTTTTTTGCTTGTCCGGCGTCAATCATTATTTTAGCGTCCATTGGTGACATTGTTTTTTTTTCACCTTTTGTTAACCCTACCGGGTCATCTTTTAATATTTCTATTTCTATTTTTTTCTTCATGGTTATGGGGCATTATCGATTGCGGCCAAAGATGTTGTTATATTTGAAACGTATCTAAATGCTCCGTTATCAACTATACGGATAAGTAGTGCCATTCTTTCACGGGCTTTGATTGTCACTAAATCCTTAGTGAAATCGTCTGCGTCGTATCCTATTTCAAGTTGTAATTGGTCACTTGAATAAACAGTCCCACGTGTGAAATCACCTGCATAAAGCGTGTTTGCTGTAACACCGCTATTAGGGATGACAAGCATATTAGAGATTACCGTTTCACCTGATGGTAATATCTTAGCAAAAGGAACCATGACATAATTGTTCTCGGCATCTTTTATAAGCTTAAACCGCTTGGTAAAATCGTCAGGATGCAATAATACTGCGTTAGGCATGTAACTAGATGCTGTTTGTATCTGTGCATCAATAGCTGCAATTAGATCCGATAATTGGGCATCCTGTACAGCAGCGGCATAATTGCCAGCCGCAAAAGCTGTGGCAGATGTTACAAGTCCCTTAAGATTAGGGGCAATCCCATCACCTGAAAGCAACTGGGCATCTGTAGCTAACTGAGTATTCCTAATCAGTTCGTTGGTAACTTCTGACTTGACAAAATCAATATCATCCATTGACTCCCTTGATACCTTAATGTAATTGCCTACCTTTTCTACAGGGATACTCCTTTCTATCCAGTCGATATCTGAAGTTGGGAAAGCATCTCCTTCAGAGATTGTAGCAGCGTTGTTTGTTCGTGAACTTTGGTCTACGTATCGTATTACCCCGTGATTGTTTGGTGATATCCTACCAGCAGAAAATACACTTCTCATGAATGTGCGCCTTCTTTGTATCTCACCAATACCGGGAACTCGGTGAGCCATTGTATCCCCTGAAACATCAGAGCGTATAATAGTGCCTTTAAGCGTTATAACAAGACCTTTTTCTTTAAGGTCAGTAGTTTTGAACTCTTTTAACACGTCACTGTTGTCACCTAAAGATTTACAAATCTTTTCTTCAATAGATGAATCGTTCTTGACTTCCTGTTCATTAAGTTTCTTAAGTTCTAAACCTTGAGTTTTTACTGCTTCTTCAAGCTCACCGAATGATTTTTTTAGTTCTTCATTGTTTCCATTATCTTTAATGGCTGTCTCAAAGGTTTCTAATCTCTTTTCCATGTCATCTGATGACACGTACTCAGGTAGATTTTTTTTAAACTCGTCCATCTGCAATTGAACAACTTCTTTAGTTGATTCTGTTGCAGTTTCTTTGACTTTGCCTAAAAAATCTTTTTGCTCTTGTGTTAAATCTACTTCTGGCATCTTATTAATTTTAATAATTATTACTTAATGTTTTGTAGTCGATTCCTTCTTGCTGATTATCTGTATTGTCCAGTTCTAAGGATTGTTCATGCCTTAAAATGTCCTTTTGTGATTGCTCAACTTGTGTAAGTTCCAGAATCATTTGTTTTAATTGAGCGTACTGAAGCTCAAATTTCCTTTTATCTTTTACTTCATATCTATTTGCCTTATCAACCAGTGATTGCAATTTTAGATATATATTATCTATCAACACGGTTTTGTTTGTTGTTTTAACACCTAATGCAGGAGTTAGTTTATTAGCTCCAAAAGGTACTGTTGACCATTCATACCAGTTAAATTCTTTTACATCCCATCCAAAACCTATCTTATCTGCATCTTCTGGATTTATAAGGCTATTTATAAACTTATTCCATCCCTCACCTTCCTTTTCAATATATTCAATCTGTATATATTTAAAACCTATAGAATGCTGGTTGTAAATGTTATCTATATATTTTGTTAATGTATCCTCCCCATCAATTGTTTCTGATAGCTTACTTTCTGCGTATAATACCTGTTTACCATCAATTACAGTCTCTACTTCGTTCATGGATTTACCTGGTAATCTGGTCAAATCATGAAATAATGCATGTAGTATTTTATCATTTGCGCTTGTATTTGAACCACGTTGCTCAATGCTTTGTTTTGCTGCCCCCATCCTCAATACATCATAATCAAAATCATAATAATTATATGTATTAACAATGGCTTTTACTGTACGGTTCCCCTCATCAATTTCCTTATAACTGGCTAAATTAGATTTAACCTGATAAGGTGTGTTTAATTTTTCTTGTTTTGTAATTGATGGTATCATAATATCGAAGTATTTGTTACTGATATATTTCCGGTTATAATAATTATTTCCTCAGGTGTTAACTCAAATATCCTTTTATCGCCCCACCCGTCTTGCTCTTTTAGACCTATAGATTTAAGCCATACATTATATGTACACCCCCCATTTAACCAAACATCTTTCATATATGTACTTGTATTCCTATTGGCTATAGCTTTATCTTTATAATTCTTTTGAAGTACAGATATATGTTCCCACGTAGGTACGTACTCATAACCGTAATCAGGTAGTTTAAGAAATTGGTTCAGGTCACTTATATAGTCGTTAAATTCAGGAATGGTAGTATCTTGGTACATTCGCCTTACTGCAATCTCTTGGTTTGCAAATGTAGCACCTTGGATATACATCTTAATAAGTATCTCTGGAATACCGAATGCGTGTGCTATAATCATTGTATCGTGGGCAATGGTTTCAAATATACCTAGTTTCCTTATATCTTGGTCAATAACTGTTATATCTACTGGCATACGTGTTATCATTGCTTGGTATTGGTCTTCTTTCAATCCGTATTCTGCCCAATCTTTTTGTAATTCATCCCTTTCACTAACTTCGGCCGGAACAATACCTATCTCAGTATTACTGCCCATAGACATTAATAACCTAGCCCCCCTATTTCTTAATACTACGTTCTCGGATTCGTAAGATAATGCTATATTGGATATTGGCCTTTGTAATGGTCTTAGTTTAGATTCTCCAAATATCATATCTGTATTGTCCCTTAACCTAACTTTAGGTTCTTTACGGTGCAATATCTCATCTGGTTGAAAATTTATACTACCTCCTTCGGTAAGTCCCCACTTCCATTCTTTGATAATCTCGTTTATATCAGTAGCATTAAAATAGTTTTTTCCTGTAAGTACCACGTTCATATACTGAGGCCATATATTCCAAAGGGATTCTACTGTCTTAATATCTGTTTTGAATCCCACAGGCTTATTTGCGTATGTAAAAGCATTGCCAAAAGTCTTTTTCATGTAGATATAAGTTTGCAGGTATTCCCAATTTGAAGTAAGGACATTAGGATTATTGAATAACCTAAAAGCTTTTTTTACTATCTCATTACCTTTAAATTCTTTTGATGTGATGTTTTCTTGGGTTATTATTTCACCTGTCTTGAGGTCTTTTAGGTTTACCCTACCATCTGAAAAATAACGTGCCGATAAATCTATTGCTGAATAAATTACTGGGTTTTCTGTTACTATAGTGGCGTACTCTACTAGGTTTTGTGAGTTTATCCATTGAGCTGATTGATTACCCATGAAGAATGTATTGAATCCAGTCGGGTAAAACGTAGATTCTTTTTTGTGAAATCTGCTTTTCCTATCAGTAAAGTTTAAAATCATTTACGTCGATGTTTGCACAAAGTTAACTAAAAAACATCGACATATAATAATATTTTGAATAATAAATGATTTTTGTCAGGTTTTTTTAGGGTTTAGGCAATAAAAAAACCGGGAATAATATCCCGGCCACGACCGTGCTGACAGTCCACCTCCAATACTGTGAATGGATTAATGCAAATATAATGAATATTATTAATATCAATATCGATATAGGTAGAATGAATAATTTTCTCATTATAATTTAATTAATTTATTGTCGCTATTCAATATCATTTCTTCTCCATACTCGATACCTCCTAATTTGTGAGATGGTATGGATGATACTATTAACTTTTCATTTGCCATAGCCTTTATTTGAAATGTTAGCGCAACTATCCTAAATGCACGTTTCCAATCTGTACTAAGCCGTTTAGGTTTTGGATATTTTATTATCCTTAATGCTTTCATACTAAGCTCTATTTGCATTTTAGTAAGCTCGTCAATAGCTTCTTTCTTTAGATGTTTTATTTGTTGTTGGGTCATATAACCAGAAATTCCTTTATTTTCTTAACCTCATGAGCAAGGCATAATAATGCCTCATGCTCTGATGATACTACATTACTTTCGTTTTTTACGATACTTAGTCTTTCTATTATAGAATCAACTGTCATAGAGCTTTCTCTTATGATTATTTCCTTTTTTAATTGATGTAATCTTTTATCTGCCATAATCTTTTTACCCGCAATCTACAAAATGATTTTATAATTATATATGATAAATGTCATACTTTAAGTAGTTTTAATTTATTTACCAATTCATTAACGCATTCATGGTATCTATTTACCATTCTCCATTGAGCATACATGGTCGATTTTTTTAGGTGCGTTTTATCATTTTCTGATAATTCACTATAGGGCTTTGTCTTACAAAAATATTCTATTTGCTGCTAATAAAATATTTGTAAATCTTCTTTTTCCATAGTTTTATTAATTAAATAATGATTTAAACAACACCCTAAACACATAACTTAACCCCGCTAAACTGTCTGGGGCATCGTCTTTTTTCTCTTTGCCGTTCTTTAGATATCTTGTCACTTGCTGCA